CAAAGAACCGCACGTTGAGGTTCTTATTCTCCTGATCGGTCAGCTTGCCCCCCGAGTTGAGACGAACTGAATACGGCTCCATCAGTTTCTCGAATGCGCGCTTGGCCTTTTCACCGCCTGTTGGGGCAAGGGTGATTGATGCGGTGTCTGAGAGCGGGAACTTCTTGGCTTCATCAACGAGGTTGGTGCCAAAGGCTTCATAGATATTCAGGGACATTTTTCGGTTTCCTATGTCGGGTAGGGGTGGAGGCGGCTCCCGACAAGCCGCCTCCGCGCCAGCGCAAAATAATAGTCGGGATGCTGGGGTTTAGGGGCAGTGTGTCGGTTACCACCCCAATCTGGTTAAATCGCGGTAATCGGAGCGGTCGAGGAGAAGCGATCAATCTGCATCATGCACTCGCTCACCGGGTCGCGGAACGCTGTGAACTCCATGTTCTCCATGACATCCTGATCGATGCCGCCCGGCGCGATCGGGTCCGATGCGATTTTGAACGCCGGGATCGTGAAGTAGTAGGTGTTCCCGTCGAGGTCGATGATCGGCCACGTCAGGGCAACCGTCTCGTGCTGGAGGAACTGGTCATACTGCTCGCCGTCAGCGAAGTAGGCTTCGACCGTGCCTGACAGGTTCAGACGGCCCGCTGCGATGCCAACCGGGAACTTCGAGCCCACGGCCTGTTGGTTACGCAGGTTGCCTTCGAGGCTGAACTGGATCGAACGGATCGCGGTTGCCGCCTGCGTGCCGTTGTAGGTCAAGGAGCCGACGTTTGCGGTGGCTGATACGACCTCCGTAGCCGGGGCTTCGAGAACCGTGTAGTTGGTCGTGTTGCCCAGCTTGTTAATCGCCGAACGACGAGTCTCACGTCCCATCGTCGTGGTCGAACCGGTGACAATAGCGCCAGCGGTGATTTCCATCGAAAAAGCACCCATGCGGAGGCCGTCTGCGATGAAATGCTGATCAACGTCGAAGAAACTGGTTTCGATCGAGGCCGACTGCGGTGTGATCTGCGAAACGTCGCTCGGGTTGCGGAGCATCGAGCCCTTGATCGTGATCGGGGCCGAGGCGATGATCGTCGGAAGATCGCGATCCACAACGATGGTGTCGTCAGTCAGGGCGGAGATCGTGTAAAAGCCACCCGTGGTAGCGCTTCCGCCGGAGAAGTTCGTGACTGCAAGCGTCGAGTCATCTTGGGTGATCTTGCCGCCCGTCTTGAAGAGGTTCTTGACGGTAACGACACCCAGAGCCGACGTAGCGAAGCAGTTCAGAGCACCGCTCGGGCGCAGCTTGTTGATCGCGTTGGCGAGGTTGGTTGCCGTCTCGGTGTCGTCCGCGCCGATCGAGAAATCAGTGTCGGCGACCAGAGTGACGCTTTCAATACCGTCGCTGATCGTGACGCTCTCCCCGACAAGCACCGTGACTGCGGTGATAGTGCCGGTTTCGTAACCGATACCCTCGACGAAGATGCGCTGGCCTACCTTGAGTTGACCTGCCGCGATGGCCGAAGCGAACGGGTCGGTGCCGCCACCGTCGATCGTGCGGGCGGTTGCACCGAAGCCGATGTCGGTGTTCTTGAGAATGATAACGTCGTTGGCGTCGGCCACGGTCGTATACTGGCTTGCTGCTTCGGTGACGAGCGTGGTTGTCGTGATCGTGATCGTAGTAACACCGGCCAAAAAGGTAACGCTTTCGATCTCGACGTAATCATTGTTCTGGATGTTGTTGAAGCCTGAGAGCTTGAGGCGACGCCCAGCCGTGAAGTAGGCCGAAAAATCACCGCCCGAGATGGCGATCGTGTCGTTGCCGGTGATCGAGACCTGCACGCCACGGAAGAAGTCGAACTCCATTGGACGCGACCATGTGCCCATCAGAACGCGCTGGAGGTCGAGGTCGGTGGTGCCTGCCGCAAATTCCCAGTTGATTTCACCACCGGACATTGCTGCTGTCTCGATGACCGAGGACACCATGCGATCAGCGCGAATTTCGTCGGAAACAACAGTTTCCTTGGTCGCAGCAAGCGACGAAGACGTGAAACGACGGTTACGAGTAACGCCGCTCGCCGGGGTTTCGCCCCATGCAGCGTTGCTCTCAATGATTTCGCGAAGGGAGGCGCGGTTGGATTCGGCGAGAAGCTTGTTTGCCATGTTCGGTTAAACCCTCAGTTAGGTGCGTGGAGGCATGGCCCCCGCATTGAGGGCTGGAAAAGAGATCATAATGGTAAACGAATATGGTCAACTTGTCAAGCAAAAATTACCTTTTACAACCAAGAAAACCATGGTTCCCAATGAATCAGATTGTGATCTGGACTGGCTCGATCGTGTCGCGTTCGAACGGCACCCGAACCACATAGCAATACCAGCCTGACGACTTTTGCTCCACATCGCCTTCCTCAGCCGCGCCAAAGCGATAAGACGAACCATCTGCATCGCGCCCCTGACGGAACTGGAACAGGTCTCGGAAAATGTCACCACCCCGTGTCAGGATCGCCGATCCGGAGTTCTTCGGGGCCCATAACGTAAGCTGCACGAAACCGATATAGCGGACACGCACGCGGCCGCGTCCTTCGCCACCCACGATGATCGGCTTGGGACCTGACTTGATGTGGAACTCTGCATAGGGTGCGTTCTTGGGAACATTGAACTCTTGGTTCGGATACGCGATCGGGCGGTTCACAAGCGCCGGGTTGGTTTCCGCCTCATTGAACATGATTGTCGTGAGGTAAGCGCGTTCTGTTTCTTTGCTCACGAGAGCATTCCTTTCGATCGCACCAAGGCGTTGATATACGAAGACGTGAGTCCGAACATGCCACCCGGCGAACGTGAGCGCAAGGGCGGTCCCGGAAGCAGTCCCTTTTCGAGACCAACAATGTCCGGAGAGTTGTTGGTCAGGTAAATTGCGGCGAACGGATTGGCGGTCAGCCCTAGCGTTGTAAGGCTCTGGGCTGCGGCCGCTTCGTTCACACCGCGACGTGGTTCTTGGCCAAGCGCCATGGAGTTTGTAGGGCCGGGCGGGCCGTTGTCGATTGCGTCGTAGGTGATCGAATTTGATGTCCCGATCGTCCAAATATAGTTTCGAACAGCCTGACCAGTGTTGACCGGGGTAACCGACTTGATGTGATTGTCGATCTCAGTCACCAGCCAAGAGACACGCTGGGCAAACTTGGCCTCAAGCTTGTCGATCGAGGCCAGCGCGTCACTGCGAGCCCGCTCCTTGCCGATAATGCCTGTGCGGGCCACGTCTTAGGTCCGGCAGATAAACAGTATCACAAGGCTCCCACCGGGCACCTCAGCACGTTTCTTGATAGTCCACTCAAGGCCCGATGCTCGAACGACTCGATCAGTGTCGGCTTCCGGGAGCCGTGCGAGAAATTTGCCCGGAATAAGAACCTTGGCTTCCGCTTCCATGACCTCATAGTTTCTCACGTCCTGATCAGTAACTTTACAGATGACGATATTCTGGAGAGGCACGTCGTCCTGATCGTTAGTGGTCGTGTCCGTGGCCGGGTCATAGACCGGCTGGCCGTTGATATAGCGCAGCGTGATGTTCTCGGTAAGCTCACCTTTACCGAGAACATTGGTGAACGCATTCGCCACCTGATCGTCGAGAAGCTTTTTGAAAGTCATTAGTGCTTGATGATCCGCTTAGGCCCACCACGGCCCATCGAGACCCAGCCAAGGCCACGCAGAATGAAACCGATCTGATCCGGGAACTTGTAGGTGGTGGCATACGGATCGAAGCGTAGCGTGATCACGTCGGCCTTGAGCATGGTGAGGTTGTTGTTGGTGTTGACTTCGTTCGGGTTGAACGTGATAAGGTGATTGGCCAGAATCGCCACCGCCTGCTTCACTGCCAGTGGAACAATGTCCTCGTCAACCGGAAGGTTCTCCCGGTCGGTCACGCCGCATCGAGGCCATGCAAGGCCTGATGTCTCATGCATTTTGCGGCCGTCCCACTTGACACGCTGGTCAAGAATTTGGCTGCCCCAGATGATGAGGTTGGCCTTGGCCACATCGTCCAAGAGTGTCCACGCGCCGTTGGCGCTGGCTTGATATGAGAGGATGTCGTCGATCTCTTCGACAGTCGCGTAGCTGTTGGCTGTCACGACGCCGGTGCCATCTTCGACTACGAGAGTTGCCATGTTTTAGCTCCGCTTGCAAAAAGCGCCCGGCAAGCTACCTGCCTGCCGAGCGCTGGGATGTGAAAGAAGGGATCGCTTAGTCGTTACGGCGGCGGCCACGGCGGCGAGAGCCACTGGCGTTGCTCCGCGAACGGTTGTTGCGGTTCGAGCCCATGTTGGAGGCGTTCTTTGCAGAAACACCGCGCCCACCGCTGGAGCTACCGCCGTATCCCTTGCCTTTAGGCATTGGTCAGTTCGACGATATTTTCGATGATGGTCTCGCGCTTCGCGAGGTGGTGTGGTTTGCGGCCGAACTTCTCTTCGATGTAAGCGGCGGCAGCATCACGGTCTTCAAGGTGGGCGAAATCTTCGGCGGTCACCGGCGGCTTGGGTGCATCTTCTGCATCGTCTTCGGTGCCTTCATTCTCGACCGGAGCGTCTTCTGCGGCTGGTTCAACAGCGGCTGGCTCAGCCGGGACTTGAACAACCTTTTCGATAATGGTTGGCTTGGTGAAAGTCCAGCCAGCATGTTCGACGAGATCGCGGGCATTCATCTTCGACATCTCAAAGGCATCGCCCTTTGGGTCGTAGACTGTCGTGGTGTTTGGGTTGCTCATTGAAGGGCTCCTTGTCAGGCCGGGAGGAAAAGGGCGGCGGGTTCGGCCGCCGACCAATTCTTATTCAGCAGAAAACCGCTTAGCGGATGATCCCACCCGCGATGAACGCGTGGTAGTCGAGGATCGGTGTGGTGCCGCCCAGAGTCGCAGTGATCTTCATGAACGCAGCGGTGGACAGGAGACCACGAACCGTGTCGAAATCGACGAGGAGGACGTGCTGGCCCGTGCCAGTGAGGGTGAGCGTGTGCGTCACGGTCGAAGCCGAGAAAGCAGCGTCGTCACCGAACACGAGGGTAAGCACGTAGGTTTCATCACCGGTTGTGGTGTCGATCGCATCGACGTTCACGACAACAGCGAAAGTCTGGTCGGCCAGTTCGTTTTCGGTGTTCCAGTAACCGTCAAGCTGTTCGAGGGCGTAGACCTCGGAATCAGCCGTTGCGGTGATTGCGGCAGCCGACTTCGCACGAAGGGTAATTGCCGGTGCGGCATCGAGCATATACTTGAACTTGCTATTCATCTTCGCCATTGGAAGATACTCCTTGGATTGGGGTTAGTGGAGGGGGGAAACTAACCCCCAAGAATCTGATTGAGACGTGCCAGAGGCAAGGATGGGGACGGACGTGAGCCCGTCCCCGTTAACCTTACTTCTTGACGGCGGCGTTGGTGATGCCCCAGATGCGAGCAGCGGCCTTGCCGTGCATGACGGCCATGGCAACCAACCACTCGACGCGGGTGCGGAACACCGGCTGTGCGTCGATCTCGCCGAGGTCACGGACATCCATGATGCCGTTCTGGAGACCTACGATCTTGCCGTCGCCGAAGCTCACGACATAGATCGACTGAGACACAACACCACCGCCCGGACCGGCTTCGTTGAAGTCGATGATCTTC